TGATTGCGGAAGTATCAGCGCTGCGGCTGAAAGCAGATACAGACCCAAACTCCGAATCCCAGTTCCGGAAGGAGAAATCGGAAAAGCAATCTGCGAAAAGTATTTCCCGACAGAGAACTGGGAAAGAGCATACAGCCTAAAAACAGGAATTATAAAAAGAATAAGCCAGTATACCGGATTGAACTTTCGTGAGGTCTTGGAACTGCCTTATTCTTTTTATTTGTTATTAAATCGGGAAAGCTGGATCGCAAGCTATCAATCGTCCGAAGCCGGAAGAGAAATACTAAAGAATTTGTGGAGGCTGCAGCAGACCGAGGCGGATGAAGTCGCAATCCATAAATTCGCAGAAGGGAGACGAAAATGGCAGGAGGCATAAAATTAGCACCTCTTTTAACAGAGATCAAAGTTGATATCGAAAACTTTAAAAGCGATATGGAGAAAGCGGCTGCAATCGGAACAAGTGAAGCAAAGCGGATCAGTCAGGAGATGGAAACGACGGCGAAAGTCGGAGAAAAATTTTCTAAAGCAGGTGATCTGCTGACGAAAGGCTTGACACTTCCGATCGTGGGCGTAGGCGCCGCAACGACAAAAATGGCGGTTGATTTTGAGAGCAGCTTTGCAAAAGTAAGTACACTTCTGGATTCAAATGTCGTAGATTTTGCGCAGTACAAAAATGAGCTTCTTAATGCAAGTAGTGAAACGAAGGTGGCGGTGGATGAATTTTCAGAAGCCGTTTACTCTTCTATTTCTGCCGGGGTGGATCAAAAAGAAGCGATCCAGTTCACGACGGATGCGATGAAACTTGCAAAAGGCGGTTTTACAGACGGGGCGAAAGCAGTAGACGTCCTCACGACGGCAATTAACGCGTATGGATTGCAAGCGAGTGACGCCACGAGAGTATCCGATTTATTGATCACAACGCAGAATTTGGGTAAAACAACGGTGGACGAACTGGCGTCAAGCATGGGAACAGTGATCCCGGTTGCAAATGCGTCGAATTTCAGCATTGAGGAATTGAGTGCATCTTATGCACAGCTTACGAAAAACGGTGTGGCAACAGCGGAATCTGGAACGTATTTAAAAGCAATGTTGTCAGAGTTGTCAAAAAGCGGAAGTATTGCGGACATAACGCTACGGGAGCTGACCGGAAAAGGTTTTGCAGATCTGAAAAAAGAGGGGACGTCTACAACAGAGATTTTGAGTCTGTTAAATGCAGAGGCGCAAAAGAACGATAAGACTTTGAAAGATATGTTCGGCTCGGTGGAAGCAGGATCGGCGGCGTTGGTGCTGTATAAAAACAGCGGCGAAGAATACAACGAAATGCTGCGGGGAATGGAGACAAGCGCAGGGGCGACACAAAAGGCGTTTGAAAAAATAGATGCGACTCCGGCAGAACAGTTAAAAGGCGCATTGAATGAACTTCGGAACGAAGGAGTACGTTTTGGTGCAGCGTTTGTTCCGGTAATCGAGAAAGCGTCTGATATATTAGGGGATGTGGCAGAAGCATTTTCCGAATTAACAGA